CAATGTGTGTCTATAAAGACTTCCAGTATGAATTAGCAAAGTCACTGTATCTCAAGACGATTGGTGAAGAATTCACCAACGTCAGTTTCGAGAGATGGATTAACTCTCGAAACAACCACGATACGAGTGACGCAGAATCTGCGTCGGCTCGTCTCGCGGACATGGTTGCTATAAAGTAGCAACCAAATGAGGTAGCCCAACACGGGCTACCTCGCTCGCTAAAGCGAGTCTTGGACTGCAAGCAGTCTAGTTATGCCGTTGCTTCAACACAGTACGAACAAGTCAATGGCTGATAGCTGGAACTAGCTTCCCCCGAAAGGGAACCCAAAGGGTGGGAAGGTAGTGAGTATCAGCAAGTGTTGGCGAAAAAAAAAATTAATTCCGATAGCAAGAAGGAAAAATATCATCAACGCTAAAATGCACAACGCTATCGCGTTGGCGTTGACAATTTTTTCCTAACTTGCTAATCTTTTCCTATAGATATGGAGGTCTATTATGAAAATTGATAAGATAATTAATGAAATAGTTGAATACGCTATTGAATTTATTAAGCTAGTTATGTTATGTATAATATTATACATAGCATTTGTATTTTTGTACGCTTACTTCGACGTACCAATGTATTAATAATTAAACTTGAGGAGGTTTAAATGGAAGACAATCTTAATTTCACATTATATTTATTATTTACTGATGACCCACATGACCCTCATATGCAGTCCATTAGTCTTGGTCAGTTTATTGAGTATCATAATTTATCAGACTTTAGTAGACTTGGTGGTCATAACTTCTTAATATTTACAGATAAAGAATTATGCCGTTCAGTTTTATCACATTTTGGAGGAGCAGAGTGAGTCCTACATATAAATCTAATATGGGTTTTCAATGTTTAGAATGTAAACAATATTGTAAACCCGACGAAATGTCAGCCACACAAACAGACTATTGTATCGAATGTGAACCTAGCATTGATGATGGTCAACCATCTTGGGAACAAGAGTGGGCTGATTTTGGTGAGGTCTATGATGATGACCCACCACATTTTTAACTTTAACAACAAAAGAAAGGCAAACCTTATAGTAATTTAAATCAACTGAATTACTACATTAAAATAGTTGGATAAAAAAAGGGGGATAAGTATAGGTATTATCCCCCATAAACTTAAATTATAATTGCAGAACGAGGAGGTTCATATGCAAAGCTTTGATGTTTCAACAACAATCCGTCATTGTACTTCAATCAATTTTACAATGACACCTACTGAAAATGTTATGTGGGTTACATTTGAAATGAAGAATCCATATACAAATCACAATCAAACACACACAATATCTGTATTCTTGCACACTAAAGGTACAGGTGATGACCCAAAGTTTCCATTGATTAAAGTCAATGAACTAGCAAATGATTACACTACAAATATTGTGGGTGAGTTGACTAAACAAGTAATCAAACTTGCAAACAAAACAGAACATGATTGGACTAAAAAATATGCCAAGTAAATCTCAAATCAAACAGAAAGAAATGGTTTCTGAAATAATTAAATCACTCGAAGCTGGTGTTGCGAGTGCCAAAGGGTGGCAAGCCCCTTGGCACGGAGCAGTAACAGCACCAAGAAATGTTGTATCTGGTCACGACTTTACTGGTGGCAATGCAATGTGGTTATGGTTTGCCTGTCAGATGTATAGTTATCCTACAAATGAATGGGCTACTGTAAAACAATGGAACAGTATTGGAGCAAAGGTAATCAAAAAAGAAAAAGCTGGATTACAATATGCAATCAGACCTTTCTTCAAGAAAGATGATGATGGTGAAGAGTTCATTAGTAACTTCTATGCTTACAGTGTATTTAATATTGCACAAGTAGAAAACCTACCACCAGAATATATCAACAAACCAAAGTCTGATTTGGAGTTCTCAAACAACAGCGAGATAAATGTTTTTCTCGGTGCTTGTGATATTGAAACAAGGCATAGTGAAGAACCAAGAGCTTACTATAAAATTAGTAAGGACTATGTTCATATGCCAAACAAAGAAACATTCAAATCAACTAATGGATATTACAGTACAATCTTCCATGAATATATCCATGCAACAGGAGCAAAACATAGACTCGCAAGAGAAGGTATTGCTCGTGATGATGGATTTAATACAGCAAAAAACTTCTTTGCTGAAAACATATATGCAAAAGAAGAATTGATTGCAGAGCTTGGAGCTTCATTCTTATGTGCTAGGTTTGGCATATACAATGAGCGAAGAGAAGATACATTACTGTATCTAAAATCTTGGATAAGTATTCTCAAAGAGAAACCAAGTGTGCTTTGGCAAGCTTCAAGTGAAGCTGAAGAAGCTGTAAATTATTTGTTATCTAAAAATGAGGAGGTAAAAATTGAACAAGACTTACGTTCAACCCGTGTTGCCTAAAGCAACAACAGAGTGGTTGCGACTTCATGTCGCACCACATCTAAAGGACCAAGTTGCTATTGAAAAAATTGCAAAAGAAATCGCAGCAATAGCACCAGAGTTTGATGAAAAACATTTTGTAAGTTATGCAAAAGAAATGAGGAGAAGATTAAATCGCCTTGATTATATGCATGAATATGAAATGGAATATAAAGAACTTATTTCACCAGACGAATATAAATTTCACACATCAGATATAAGATATAGGAGGTCGTAATGTATATTGATGATGAATTAAAAAAACAAATCTTTGAATACATAAGAAAGTTTAGAAAGAAAGGTGAGTACAATGTATTACAAGTACGACCTTTCATTGAAGCAGATTTTGAGTTGGACTTTTGGACATCTCGAAAGATGGTAATAGAATTTATGAAGTCACCTCATATGGGAGAAAGCAATGAGTCATAATACACCTACTGAAATATTAGCTAGAGTAAAATACAAACTTATACAAGACATTGGAAGTCTATGGTCATGTGAGTCTATAACTAATAAAGAAACAAAAGGCATAAATAAAACACCACAGAATATAGAGTTTAAAATCAAAATGGATTTACTTATTGACATTGTAAGTATGGAAGTTGTCAAAAGATGACTAGCAAAGAAAAAAGAAAAGGAACCTACCATGAGAACTGGTGGGTTTCTTTATTCAAACAATGGAATTGGTCAGCTAGACGACAGCCATTGAGTGGTATCTTAAAAGATTTTCCTAATGATATTGAGTTGTTTGCACCAGACAATAGGGAAGAACCAAAAGAAAATAGTAGACGTATCAAACTTATATGCGAATCAAAGTACAGAGCAAAAGGTTTTGCTTTGATATCGCAGTATCTAAAGTCAGATACAGATGTTGATTTACTTTTATTAAAAGAAAAGAATGGTAGTGCATTTATATGTTTCAATATAAAGAACGAAAAAATTCTAAAAGTTCTTGGAGTTGAAACAGAAATAATAAAAGAAAGATTGAAAGGGTGATACTTATATAACAAATGGAGAGTACCACCCTAATGCATCTTGAGGAGGACGCTACTGTATCTTCTCACAAAATAAAATACATACAAGTCTTTTTAGTATGGAGGTAATATGACAGAACTTGCATTAACAAATTATTCTTGGGGGTTGAAGCTGGCAACCAAACAGCCAAGCGAAACCCTCAAGGAATTAGAAACTAAATTATCAGATACACTTGGTACTTGTGAAAGAACTTGGCAACACCAAGTAGGTCCATATGGATATGACCCTGTTCATACAGGATATGAAATTGTTTGCAATGATAGGGATAAACTAATTCGTGCATTAGATTTAGCAAAGAAAGCATTGCAACCATTAGACTTTGAAGAAACACAAAAACAACTACGAGTTTTATATTCTGTTCAAGCTCGTGTTGGTGAAAATATATCTGTTGAAAAGAAAGCACATCAAATGGCATTACTTCTTGGTGATGTGCCAGCAGATTTACTTGTGTATGCTGTCAAAACAAATGCTAAACAGCAGAAGTTTTGGGCGACATATGCAGAACTATGGGAACTAATAGTGTTTAAGTTAGAAGCTAGACAAAACCTATTAAAGTCCATAGAAAAGAAACTAAATTCCTTGTAATTCCTTACAAAATTTAGTACATTATAATAAAGCATTTGAGGAGATGTTATGAAAAATAAATACAGTATCGGTGGGTCTGACGTTACTAGACTACTTAATGGAAATTGGTTTGATTTGTTTCTTGAAAAGACAGGACAAAGAGAACCCGAAGATTTATCTGATGCATTGCCTGTACAGCTTGGCATTGAAACAGAAAAGTTTAATCTTGGTTGGTTCAAAGACCATACACCAGAACAGTTATGGAATGGTAGAGATTTGGAACATCAACCTTTATACAATACACATGGTCATAAACTAAATGGTGTCCAGCTTCATGGACATACAGATGGTTTGATTATGAAACCACGCTATCCAAAAGAAAGTGTCAATAGACATAATCTTGGACCAATAACAGAAGCAGAAAAATATGAAAATGTATATGCTGTTATTGAATGTAAACACACTAATCCTTTTACAAACATGAATAAAGTTGCTGACTATTATATGGGTCAGATGCAACTGTATATGTTTCTTACAAGAACAGATGCCTGTTACCTATCTGTAATATTTGGTAACAGCAAATGGGAATACATCAAGGTATCTTGGAGTCAAGAATACTTTGATAAGATATGGGTATACATTGAAGAGTTTTGGGATTGTTTAAGAAGTGGACAAGCACCAACAAACTTTGATGTAATGAAACCATCATCAGATTTAGTACCCATTGACGACAGAGTTCGCAGAGATATGTCACATGACAATCAGTTTATGCACATGGCACATGAGTACAAACGTACATACTATGATGCCAAAGCTAATGCTGATGCCAAAAAGTTTTTGGTATCTAATGTGACAGACAATGACAGGGAGTTACATTGTGACCTACTCTCTGTTCATGTATCAAAGACAGGTCGCAAAACAATCAAACTAATTGAGGAGTAAGATATGCTATCGCAAAAAGCACAAGTGTTGGCGCACTTAACAGAACAAAATTCTATTACAAGCTGGGAAGCTATCCAGCTTTATAAAGCAACACGATTATCAGCAATCATTTTTGACTTAAAAGAAGATGGTCACGAAATAGTAATGACTCGTGAAACATCTGATGATGGAAAAAAATGGTGGGGTAAATACACATTGTTAACAGTTAATTGGAATAAGGTGAAAGATAATGGCTAATAAAGTACCAGAAAAAGTTGCAGAACTTTTACAAAAAGTAGGTGAAACACCAGCTACTGCTTTATGGGATTGTCACGGCACATTCGTCGTGTATCACAAAGCATTAGAAAAAATTGCAGACCATTTAAATATAAAGTTTGATGACCCTGTTGTACTAGAAACAGACATCAAAAATAAATGTGTTGCAATTATGGTTCGTGGTTATCAAGACAAAAGAACAGAATGGTCTATTGGTGAAGCCACACCATACAACAATAAGAATGGTTATCCTTTTGCAATGGCAGAGAAGCGAGCCAAAGATAGGGTAATACTAAAGCTAGTTGGTATAGCTGGCGACGTCTATTCATCTGAAGAAGCAGATGATTTCAAACAATCTAATCCAGCAAACAGGAGGTAATATGGAAAAAGATTATAATGCAAAACCCGAATACAGAGAGGGTGAACATGGTAAAGCTAAACTATTCACACCATTTGAAAAGCAAGGTTTCAAAATGAGTGGTCGAGGTTGGCTACACAATGAAGAGCATAGGTATGTATTGATTGAAGATACAAGTGCCAAAGGTAAAAAATATATCGAGGTGTATCAAAAGGTCGGTACAATATTTAACAACGACCAAAGAGAAGAAGGTAATATATGAAGCCTTTGTCAAAGCTGGCGGTATGTTTATCAACTCGGAAATCACAGAAAAAAAGGACTACAACATCTCTGGTGAAATTGATGTAGCTATGGAAAAGCTAATGATGTGGGGCAGAAAACGTGAGGATAAAA